GACTGACAATATCTTATCGGGTCTGGGGCTGACAGCAGACCAAAAGGCTTTTCGTAAACGCATTATCGGCGGATCGGATGCCAACACCATTATGTCTGGCAATGACGAACGTATCATGCGCTTGTGGCAAGAGAAGCGTGGTGAAATAGAAAGCGAAGACCTGTCCGATGTCCTCCAAGTTCAGCTTGGCAGCTTCACCGAATCATTCAATCGGGCTTGGTTTACCAAAATGACCAAGCGCTCCGTCACCAACGCTGGCGATCAAATGGTCTGCCTTGACCATCCATTCATGGGATGCACTCTCGACGGGCTTACAGACCTTGGGGAGACGGTCTGGGAAGCAAAGCACGTTTCGGCATTCGCCAAGGAAGAGGAAATCCTTGACAAATATCGCCCTCAGATCACCCACAACATGATTGTGTGCGGTTTGAAACAGGCAACCCTGTCGGTAATCTTTGGCAATCATAAATATGCTTGCATTGATATAGCTTTAGACGAGGATTACGCCGCAGACTTGATCGAGGCTGAAGCTGACTTCTACAGCTGCATCCAAACCAACACGGTTCCCGTTATTATTTCTGGACCATACACCGGACCAGTTGACAAGATTGTTGACATGAACGGCAACAACGCTTGGTCGAGCGCAGCTGCTGACTTTATAGCCAACCAAACCGCCGCCAAACTGTTCGATACCGCAAAGTCGGGACTGAAAGATTTAGTCCCCGTCGATGCTGTTGAAGCATTCGGTCACGGTATTACCGCTAAACGGTCCAAGACTGGATCACTAACCATTAAGGAGTCGAAATGAGAACCTCTGAAACCATTGATGCTATTGCCGCCGCTCTTGCTAAAGCGCAGGGTGAAGTGACCAACCCAGTGTTTAACAAGACCAACCCACACTTCAAATCGGCTTACGCTGATCTGTCGTCGGTTTTGAACGCTGTTCGTCCAGTATTCTCGAAGCATGGCATCGCAATCATGCAGATGACTAATCTGGAAGACGCTGGTGTTGTTCTTTACACTCGTTTGGTTCACACGACCGGACAGTGGATCGAGTCGATCTACCCAGTGACAACATCAAGCAAGCACCAAGAGATTGCAGCTGCTCTTACTTATGCCAAGCGTTTGTCTCTATCGGCAATAGCTGGTGTAGCGGGTGAAGAAGATGATGATGGCAATGCGGCTAACACCGTTCCTGCCAAGGCGGCAACTGTCACACCGATTGCTAAGAAGGCAGATGTTAAGGCAACGCTGATTGGCGAGGAAGCTGAGAAGGCAATGGTGGAGATGTCTGAGGCTCTCGATCTATGCAAGTCAAAAGAAGACTTGCAGGGATGGGCAACCAAATACTCCGGCGTAAAGAACCGTTTGACATCCGCTGACCAAATGACGATTACGACAGCGTTCAAAGATACCCAAGAGCGCATACGGGTATCGTAATGTCCGTAGCAATCCATGTAAGGCGTAGTGGGGACAAGCTAGTCCCCATTACCGAATGGGATCGGGAACAGCTTCTGGATGTGCCGGAAGGCAAAGACTTGTCCATCAAGCTGACCCGTACCCGTAGCGCCAAGCAACACAGACTATTCTGGTCGCTGATGCAGATCGTGGTGGACAACCACCCATACTATCTGCGGCCCGAGCAAATGGTGGAATGGTTGAAGCTGCGCCTTGGCTACGTCGAAGAAGTTATGTTCCATAATGGGGACATGATGACCAAGCTATCCTCGATCAGCTTCTCCTCGATGGGACAGTCCGAGTTTCAGGATTTCTTCAACAAATCTTTATACGTCATAACCACTGAAGTCACACCGATCAGCCGACAGGAGCTGATCTCAGAGCTTGAAACTATCTTAGGAGAGAAGGTCGAATCATGGGTGGAGCAATGAACAATCCGTGGTCGAAAGTAGATCGAGAGAAATGCTTTCAACTTGCGAGAGACGGTCTATCAGGATCGGAAATAGGTCGTATTCTTAACCGTCCAAGGAACTCAATCATTGGCGCTCTTCATAGGGCTGGGATACCTTTGACTGGGCATTTAAGGGAGAAACCGGAAAGAATTGCCAGAACACCAACTAAGCCACGGATCAGGGTTAAGTCGAAGCCTGTTATATCAAAACCAAAACCACCGCAGCCGCTAAAGCCAGAGCCTCCAATACCGGATGTAAAAGCCAAGCAACGTGGTGAATACGGACCGACATCGTTTACAGACACACGTTTGGATCAATGTATGTGGGTTACTCACGCATCAAGGGACAACAACCGAGCAATCGTTTGTGGTGAAGCAGTAAAGAAGATTGGCTGTCGCTGGTGCGCTGAACATTACGCGATTGTCTATCTTCCACCATTGGAGCGTAAAAAGACTATCAAATCTATGGATTACACAAATTGGACGCTTGGCAAAAAATGATAGACAAGCAAATTGAGCTGCAAGATCACGAACTGGCTTTGTGCAGATTGATTGGGAATATGCGGTCAATCGTTGCGCGGAGTGCATCAGTTAAAAATGTCCAAATGGGTAAGCAAAGCCCATTGGAAATAGATGAGAATGGCGTAATTGGAGAATATGCTTTCTGCAAAATGTGGAACATTTTCTTTGATTGCTCTGTAAATCCTCGATCTGGGTCATTTGACTGCGTTTTAATGGGGAAGGCTTTTGACATCAAAACGACCACTTACAAAAGTGGGCGGCTAACTGCGACATTAAAGCGAAACAGTGATGTTGATTGTTACGCCCTAGCTATTCTGGATAAAAACACAGTCATATTCCCCGGGTGGGTTTATGCCGATGATTTTTGCACAGAAGAAAACATATCTGATCTGGGTCATGGGAGAGGATACGTCATGGATCAATCTAAATTAAGAGCTTGGAAATGATCGAAGACGTTGGGACGACCAAACGAGGCAATCTATCGCAACGCCGTAAGCTGGCAATATGGGAGAGAGAACATGGAAAGTGTATGGAATGTGGGATCAAGTTAGTAACTGGTGGGTTCATCTTCGAACACGTAAGGGCGCTGGAGCTGGGCGGGACGGACACGGACGAGAATATCCGCCTGACTTGCAAGCCTTGCGCGACAACAAAAACCAAAGTGGATCACTCGACGGCAGCGAAAGCCAAAAGGCAGAAGGCAAACCATCTTGGCTTAAAATTGTCCAAGACCCCGCTACCAGCTGGGAAAAATTCCAAATGGAAGAAGAAACTCAACGGACAGTTAGTCCTCAGAAACAGTGGAGAATGAATATGAACAAAGGTCAAATGCAAACCTCTCTTAGCAAGGTGTCTGATACCTTTGCCAAGCTAGACGAATACAATTTCAAATTCCTGTTGAGCAACACTGCGGTGTTCGCCAACATGAAACTTGAGACTCCAGTAGACGAATGGAGCCTTGCCATCATCATGTCAGCCTTTGCTGATGCCAAGATCAGCCAGATGCCAGAGCGTGTCGAAGCGTACCGCGAATCAATGATGTGGACAGCCGTTGCCGCTGATTTGAAGGAGGATAAACGGAACCAATTACCCCGTGTAGTTGCAAGTTTGGAAGAAGCCATTGGTGGCATTAACTTTGTGGAGCCTAAATAATGAGCAAGCTAAAAATTGGAGAAGTCATTAACATTATCCAGTCAGATCATTCGTATTCTTTAATGGTTGATTGGATGCGTCTACGGTATCGGTATGGCGACAAGCCATTTAATGCCACAGACCCAGAGCTGATGGATGTATTAAAGTGCCGAGCCAAGGCAAACGTCTCAGGCAAACTTGGCAAGCTGTTCTTGGCGGGATGGGTAACTAGGGAATTGCCGGATGTAAAGAACCGAAACCATATGCCCTGCTACAGATACACACTGGTAGGTTAAAGAATTACCCCGCAAACTTTAATTGGTTTGCGGGGTTTTTTCATTTTATCATCTGCATCAAGGGAGATGTTGGTTCTGGTGGAGACTTACTAAGTACCCTACGCCGAGTTTGTAACTGAATTTCCAACATCTTTTGTTTCAGAGGCGACACTTGATCTGCCTTTTCTTTTGCAGATAGATTATCTTTTGATTGAACTTCATCAATCTTGTCACGAATATCGCTAATTTTGCTGTCAGCCTTTTTGATAATCCCGGGCAAACTAAATGCAGGGGTTTCAATTTTGTCGCCAGACGGCCTCATGTGAAGCTCTTTAGCAATTTCCTTGTAAGTTGTCTTAGCCTCTATGTTGCTATGGTCATCACGGTAATCGTGATACGCAGCACTCATCTGGTTTTCTTTGTTTTTGATGTCGTCACGCATCGTATAGTAATCGTGTTCTTGTATACCTTCAGGGTTTGTTACAAGCCTACGAACGAATGGCAGCTTCTCGTATGGTGTCTCAATGCCATTTAGACCGTTGTTTATGGCGTTCCAACTGTTCTTGGCAAATGTACCTGTAGCTCCAGTCAAGAACTCAGCCCAGTAATCCAAATTGCCGGGGAACGTATCTAAGTACCCCTTGTGATAAGCATCACCACCGGACAGGCGGTTCAATTCATCAGCAATGGTTTTTGCTGTCTCGCTTGTAGACCGAGACGCTTGACCAGATTCCGGAATATTTTCACGGCCCTGACGAACCTCTGGGTGGATTGGGTGATCGAGCCAGTCTTTGTTGTAGTACGTATCAAGGAATGGCTGGATAAAACCCGGAGTGATCTGACGAACTATCGATCCACCACCAAGCCCCGGGATACCTTCATAAGCCGTAGCAACAGATGTCATCACATTGATGGCAGCATCCATAGGCTTAACTTGACCAAAGGCAGCGCCGACAATCTGATCGCCCAGTGTCCAAAACGGAATTAAGAAAAAGCCCAAGGGTATTCTTGCAAAGTTTCCAGCCTCGTTGTGAAACGGAAGAATTATGTTTTTTTGACGCTCGTATTCTCGAACGCCCGTGTAAAATTTCTTCTTGGTTGGATCAGCTTCATCATCGTCAGATGCCCAAAGACCCATAAGCGAGTTAGCCATCGACAAGGCAATGATAGCCAAGAGAATATTCCGACCGCGCTTTGTGCCAGCAAGACGCGCAAAACTGCGAGCCGTTCCAATCGTTACCGACAAGAATGGTTTCAACGCATTAAGGGCTGGCATCCAAGCACCCTTAGCGCGATAGTCAACTGATGACTGACGAGACAGCTGTGCAGCACGTTCTTTTGTGTAACCATGCTTACGAGCGGCAATATACACTGCTAGGCGGGTGGTGCTTTCAAACAATTCGTTAACGTGTTCAAGAGCGCTTAATGTCCCTGTGCCAGCTTTCTTGAGAAGGCGAAGAGCTTCTTGATGTGCCGCACCCTTTGCGGTGAACATACCACGCATCTCTTCATCAATCTTTTTGGCAGCACGGTTAACATTCTCAAAGCCACCGTAATCTAATCGGCCACCGCTCAACCGCCATTCGTCATAAATTGCTTGATCTTGCTTGCTGAGTTTCTTCCCAGTCAAAACACTGCCAATAATTTTACCGGAATTGGCAAGCTCTTTCATAAACCCGGTAGCTAAACCTTCTTTTGATCCGTACATCGAAAGAAGAGTATCTTCTATAGTACGTGGAAAGTGGGTTAAGAAAAAGTCTGGAACCCATGACGTTTGAATCTTGGACATAAAGCGACCAATATTCAAAACAGCTTTGTAAAGCGCACCACCGTTTTCATTTAAGTTTTTAAGCTGGCTAACAAGACGAACCATATTAGGGTTTTCGTCATTGAAAACGATATAATGTTGCTGCCCATTAATTTTGACAGGCAATGACGTGGTTTGGTTAAGAATACCAAAGTCTGGAACTTCATGCACAGTTCCGTCAGCCGAAAGAACGCGACGACGAGGTACATTCTTTGCGTTCATAATTGTAGCAAACTCTGGGTTTGGATTGTTTTCAACAAGTTGATACAGAGCTTTGTCTACAACAGCTTTTTGAACACGAACAATACCGTCCATGCGTTTCTGAATTGAGTTTATCAATGGGTTACGCGAACGGCTTGTACGACCAACAGCTGATTGAAACTCTTTACCCTTTAATGAGAAGCCACGCCCAACATTTGAGAGTTGCCCTGCTTCACCTTCATCTTCGGCAAAACCAGTAAGTGGGACGTAAGTGCGTCCATATGCTGTCGATTGGTCAGAGTATTCCCTGTACTGCCCTTCTGTAAGGAGTCCAGCATTGTACCGATCACGAATATCGCGCTGCAACATTGGATAGACATATTTCTTTGCAATGCGCTGAAGCTCGTCCAGCTTACCTTCTTTTGCAAAGTTATCCATAATGTCCTGAGCATCCGAATCCCTCATGCCAGAACCCATAAAATTAGAAAATTTAGGGTTGCGTTCTGCCATAAGCGTATTGCGGTGCGGAGCGTGTGCTGCGTACATGTACTCAGCTAAATCTTTATCAGATATTTTAGAAGCCTTTAGAGCTTCCAGCATAGGCTTAATTTCGTTTTCCCATGCTATGTTCTGACGATTGATTGCCTTGTCAGAATAAAGCTGAAGTGCAAGGTAGGCATCCATCGTATCGGGAAGCGGAGAGCCACGAAATGCTTCAATGGCTTTTTGAACTTCTCGGATGTCATTGTATTTTTCAACAAGGCCGTAAAGCAATTCCTTACCAAAATGGCTTTTAGGCATATCGAATGTTGTACCAGCTGGGGCTTTCCGCTTACGCCTCATCGCCATGTATTCAACATTGGGCGAATCAATTCGATCACCTATCTCTTCGATGGTGTTTTCCATACGGTCGCGCATCGCACCAAAATAGAAGTCAGTGAAAATGCTTTTAGCGTCACGATTGCCTAACGTCTTTTTAACTTCATTGCGGAAACGCTTCCATGTTAACCATCCCTTGTGAAATGTCTTCCATGCAGCCTGTGGAATCATTGAGTTAGTAGGTATGCGTCCAGCGTCCATCTCAGCACCAAACATACCCATTGCGTAGGCATCTTGTTCTGATGGGCTAAGAGATAAGATTTTGCTAACAGGAACACCATAGAACTTAGCCGTAGCGATAGCGTTCTTCGCACGGTTAGCGTCCATTGATTTGCGTTCTTCAGGCGTTAACATCTTCTCGATGATGTGCCACCCTTCGTGATAGACCGCATCTTCTGGCGATGCACCTTTTTCTAAATCGGTGGCAAGGTAAATGATACCAGCAAGATCATCGAGCGCACCCGCTGCTTGACCGCCTTGTACGCCACCAGACGCTTCGGCTGCATATGGGTTCATCATCTCAATGCTATCAACAAACTTTACGACAGCCTTATCACCAAGAGTCCGCTCAACGATAGCGGCAAAGTCATCATATAGTTTAGTCGCAACCTTGTCGGTTTCCGGTTTTAGCTGCTGCATTGCAGCATACTTCTTTTGATCCTTGCCTTCTGCCGCACCAAGCGTTGTTTCAAACTTAGCACCCAGATCGAGCAACTTTTGGATCGCTGGCAATACAACGCTACTGGTTTTTGGGTTGTAAATAATAGCCGTCATAACGCCACGACCGGAGAAGTCTCCAACCAAATTAATCAAATCTTTATTTAGGTAATATTTACCACCAACGTCTTTAGCTTTTGGTGTGTCAATATACAGTTTCCGTTGGTACGGGTCATAACGAATGGAAATATCACCCTTAGTCGTTGAGATTTGACGATGGCCATCACCAGTGATTAAAGCATCCCTAACTTCTTCTGGTGTATTGAGATACGTCTTTGATCCGCTTACTGCGTCATCAAGGGACTTAACCGAAAGCGGCAACATAATACCCTGCCGCACTTCACCCGTGTTGGTTGTGAAGTTGATGATTGTTCCACGACCATTGAGCGTATCAAAGCCCGCAAGAATGTTCCCGGTTGCAATGATTCGTTTTTCACGCATCGATGAATTGGCAAGATCATTGAAAATCTTAGCCGTCATTTCTGCGTTATCTGCCCAATGGGGTGGAGTAATAACTGTTTTTTGCCCATACTCTCCACCAATTTGCAATTGAGAAAATGGAATAGTGAGCATTGGATTAGCTGAAGGAGTAGCAAATGTTACTTTCCAATCACCCAAAGCAAGCGGGTTTTTGGTTTTTCCACCACGCGACACATTGACAATCAAAGCCATATTGCCTGATCCATCAGAATATGTCATACGCACCCGACGACCGGGGATCAAAATATCGGAAGCAACATTAAAGGCATTACGAATAAAGTTTAAACGATCTTCTTCTTTGCTACGGCGTTCTGGTTCTACGTCATCAAGAATAGCACGTTCATAAGATTTGAAATCGCTACGAGCGGTATTGTAGATTTGCTTTTGTTTTGGGTAAAATTTATTGCTGATGTCATTTAGGGCTTCTAAATCACCAATTGGCGCAGAAGTTTCATCTTCTCCTTGAGCCTCATACACCTTTGAAATTGCATCGTTCATTGTAATTGGCTTGCCTTGACGCTTAACGTCATACTCGCCGTACATAACTGGAGCCTCAAATGGGCTATCTCCAGTTCCTTCTTTCATAACTTTTTCTTCAACTAACTTTGCATCAAGATCGACACTTTTAGCTTCAAGTGTATTGATTCCTTGAGCTTCAAGCTGTGTCATTAAGTCAGAATAAGCCGTTTCAAGAACGTGATAAACTTCTTCTTGCCAAGTGAGAGGCAATAAAACCATGCGTCCAGTTAATTTACGCATAAGGTCTGTGTTGTCGGCAGACTGATCTTTTTTGTCTTCGGCTACACTGATGTCCAATGCGTCCATCAGTTCAGGGTTATCAATCAAGAATTGCTTTGCTATAGCATCGCCATATTCGTTGAGAAAATCAGGCACATTTTCAGCTGTCAATGCACCCTTACGAGATGCAGTTGTGTTGGCATTGAGCGATGCCATTTTCTTTGCAAGAACTGCTGCTGGGCGTTTTTCAGCTGGAATATTAGCAATGATTTGACTGTATTGTGGAACGATAACCTGTCCGGTCCGGTGGACACGACCAAGCATTTGCATATGCGTATCGATGTTAGCCTCTGGCTGAACAAGGATCATATGACGTTGCCGTTGATCTTTAAACTTTGAACTTGCATGAAGTGACAAGCCAGTTGCACCAGCTTGGTTCAGAAAGATAACGTCAGCTTTCCCATCGTTGAAATTGTCACGCGACCTATTGCGTCCTTCAATTGAAAGGTCATTTGCTGGCCTAGCCGACATTTTTGGTGTTGGGCCTGAATAATCAATCGTTGTGCTACGGCCTGTAATTTCAACCGAAGAATAACCCTTTTTCTTTAATTGAGCTTGCATATAGTCAATAGGAGAAATTGGAAGGCTAGATAGGTCTAAACTTGAAATGTAATTTTTAACGGCGTTGAACACAGCAACACCATTGCTGCCCAATTCCTCATCAGTTAAATACTTTTTCTCTGTTACTTTACCAAATGGTTTACGGATTGTAATCCAACGCTGACGCTCAAGATAACGATTGAGCAAATCAGAAAAATCCATATCAACCAAATCGCCAGTCTTTAAACCCTCTTCTTCTTTAAGACGGTTAAGAAATGACTCCATCGTATTAGCAATTGTTAGAACTGGTTTTTGACCATTCTTTAATGCCTCAAGAGCAATATCAACTGCTGGTTTGGCTTTCATGGACAA